GCGTATTGTACACTTACGAGTCAGGGAACGTAGCTAATGGCATATAATTATTTAGACCTAGTAAACATAGTGGCTCGTAGACTTAATGAGACAGAGCTTACATCAAGTAACTTTGCAACAGCTAAAGCATTTTTTTCTACAATAAAAGATTCTGTAAACACGGCGATACGAGACATAAATCAATATTACTCTTACTTTCCATTTAATCACAACAAGAAAGAGGAAATATTAGTTGCGGGAGAAACTAGATATGTATTTCCTGCAGAGGCAAAGTACGTAGATTTTGATACCTTTAGAATAAAAAGAGATACTACTTTAGATTTAGGAGAAGCACGACCTTTACGTACGATATCATATGATGAGTATATTAGCACTCATATAGATCAAGAGGATGAGACGGATGCTACAAAAGGTGGTGTACCAGAGTTTGTTTTTCGCAGTCAGAGTGAAGAATACGGTTTAGTTCCTTTCCCTGATAAAGCGTACACTTTAGAGTATGAATATTTTATGCACCCCGTAGATTTAGTTTTATTTGATGATGTACCCACTATACCTGAAGCGTACAAGCACGTAATAGTAGATGGTGCTATGTACTATTGTTACTTGTTTAGAGATAACATTGAAATGACAGCGTTATCAAAACGCAAATTTGAAGAGGGCATGAAAAATATGCGTAAGCTTCTTGTAAATGAACACTTATATATGAGAGCCGTATAATGGCGGATCGTTGGCAAACGTACCCCATTGAATTTTCAGGAGGGTTAATAAGTAACCTTAGTCCGTTACAGCATGGCAGCACTTCTCCGGGGTCTGCACGAATACTTACTAACTTTGAACCGTCAACTGATGGGGGGTATCGCAGAATAGAAGGATTTGAAAAATTTAATCATAATACTGTTACTGGACAAAACAATATTTTAGGAGTTGTTTTTTACAAAGATAGAGCTATTGTCGCTCGTGATCAATCTGCAGGAGATCCAAAATTATTTGCAGGGGTTAGTGGTACAGCCGATTCTTCTCCTGCTTGGGTTGATTTATCAACCAGTTTAACTTTAGGGACTAACACTTCTAGAGTGCGTTTTGCTAGATACAACTTTAATGGAACAGATAAATTGTATATAGTAGATGGTGTAGGCTATCCTTTAATTCTTGCTGGGGTCGCTGCAAGTGATTTAAGTCAGTTGTCTAGCCCTTCAGACATAGAAGGAGCTAGTCACGTTACAGAGTTTAAAGATCATATATTTTTAGCTAAAGGTGAAAACTTAGTGTTCTCCGCACCTTTTTCAGATACTGACTTTACAGCGGCATCAGGGGGTGGTACAATCAATGTAGGCAGCGATATTACGGCAATAATCCCTTTTCGTGAACAACTTATAATATTCTCTGAATCTAAGATTAACAGAGTGATTGGTAGCAGCATTTCTGATTTTAAAGTGCAGCCAATAGCGGACGATATAGGATGTATATCAGGAGACACGGTACAAGAAATAGCTGGAGATGTAATATTTTTAGGGCCGGATGGATTAAGAACGTTAGCAGGCACAGAAAAAATTCAAGATTTTAATTTAGCATCTGTAACTAAACCTATACAAAAACAAATAGTATCTCTTACTACCAACAGCACTTCTTTTTCTTCTGCGGTAATACGTGAAAAGTCTCAATATAGAATATTTGGATTTAACACAGGCGTATCAGAATCTGCGTCTAAAGGTATCATAGGAACACAGTTACAAACTGCACAAGGCGTGACAATAAACTGGGCAGAAACAAGTGGAATAAAAGCGTACGTTGCAGACTCTGTATACGTTGGAAAAGTAGAAACTATTCTATTTGCAAACGACGATGGATATGTTTACAAAATGGAAAGCGGAAACAGTTTTGATGGCGATAATATAAATGCTAGTTTTGCTACTCCATACTTTCCTATAACAGACCCTAGATTAAGAAAAACAATATACAGAGCAACTGTGTACACAGAACCACAAGGCAGCGTATCGTTAGATTTTAATTTAAGGTATGATTTAAGTGGGGAAGGTGTAGTAGAACCAGAAACAATAAGTCTTAATAATACATCTGCATCCGGTAATGTTTTTACATTCGGTAGTTCTAATGCTTTTTACGGTACAGCAATATACAGTGGAGAAAGTTTACAATCAATATTTGATACACAAACATTAGGTTCGGGATTCACTGTGTCTCTGCAGTTTGAATCTAGTGGTACAACGCCCCCGTTTGCAATGGACGCAGCAGTCATAGAATACGGGCAATACGGAAGAAGGTAGACAATGGGAACAGGTTACACACGAAACGATACAGGAAATCAAATAGCGGATGGTAACGTAATAAGTGCTGCTCCGCTAGATGGTGAGTTTGACGCACTACAAAGTGCGTTTAACGCATCTTCTGGACATACACACGATGGCACATCTGGAGAAGGTGGCCCAGTAAGTAAATTAGGCCCATCCGCACAAATGGAACAGACTACCACTGCACTTACTCCTAGCTCTGACAATGCAATAGATTTAGGAACTAGTTCTGCAGAATTTAAAGATTTGTTTTTGGATGGTACAGCTAATATAGACAAGTTAGTGCTTGCTGCTTCGGATGGAAGTAATGATGGAGTTGCATCTAGTTTAGAACCGATAGCCACAGCTACGCACAACTTAGGTTCAGCTACGTACGCATTCAATACAGCTTTTGTTACTGCTCTTAATGTTCGCAAGAGTGATGCCCCAGTAGTTACTCTTACAAACTTATCTACAGATATGACTGCCACAGAGATTGTAGGGTCTATTATATGGGAGAGTTTAGACACACAGCAGTCAGGTGTTGACCTTGCACAGATAGATGCTGTGGTCGTAGATACCTTAGATGATAGTGGTGGTGATCAAGTAAAACTTACTTTTAAGACAGGCAATGCTGAAGCCCTTACTTTAGCTATGACGTTGCAAAGTGATGATATCATTGCGGCAGATGATGTAGCACTACGGTCTGACTCCTCTGTGTTATCTTTCGGTGCAGATGACGATGTTACCTTAACACACGTTGCCGATACCGCACTTCGTCTAAATGCGGGTATAGCCCTACAGTTTAGAGACTCCGCACTGTCTATCGCTTCAAGCACAGACGGACAGCTAGATATCGATGCTGACACAGAGATAGAGATTGTTGCTCCAACATTAGATATTGACGCATCAACCACAGTAACCGTTAACACAACTACTCTTGCAATCACAGGTGCAACGGACATCACAGGCGACTTAGATGTAGACAACATCAACATCAATGGCAACGCAATTACTAGCACGGATACCAACGGTAACATAACCATAACACCAAACGGTGACGGTAAGATTGTGTTAGACGGGTTGAGCTTTCCAATAGCTGATGGTAGCGCAAATCAAATTCTTAAAACGGATGGCAGTGGACAGTTAAGTTTTGTGGCTGTTAGCACTCTACAATCGACAGATGTCTTAGGGGATACTAGTCCCCAGTTGGGCGGCAACCTTGACTTGAATAATTCGGATATAACAGGAACGGGGAACATCAACATATCAGGTAACGCTACTCTTAGTGGCAACCTAACTGTAAACGGCACTACAACTACAGTAAGCACTACTAACACTGTAGTATCAGATAGTTTGATAGAATTAGCTAACGGCACGAGTGGTTCACCTTCTAACGATGCGGGTATCGTTATTGAACGAGGCAGTGCTAACAACGCATTCATTGGGTTTGATGAAAGTGCAGATAAGTTTACTGTAGGCACAGGAACATTTACTGGTGCATCTACTGGTGATTTGTCTATATCTACAGGAACGCTTGTAGCGAACATAGAAGGTAACATAACAGGTAATGTTACAGGTAATGTTACAGGAACTATACAGAATGGTGGTTCAGGTCAAGCATATACGTTTCCTTCGAGTGACGGTAGCAGTGGTCAAGTTTTAAAAACAGATGGTTCAGGCGCACTAGGGTTTGTTGACCAATCATCGTTCACCTTACCTGCAGGATTAGTTATGCCATTTGCAGGAACATCCGCACCAACAGGGTTTTTATTTTGTGGGGGTCAGGCTGTAAGTAGAACAACGTACTCCACACTATTCAGTGCAATCGGTACTACCTACGGTGCTGGGGATGGTTCGTCTACATTTAATCTGCCAGACTTACAAGGCCGTGTTGTTGCTGGTAAGGATGATATGTCTGGTTCGTCTGCCAATCGTTTGACTGACCAGACAGGTGGTTTAAATGGTGATACATTAGGCGATACAGGTGGTTCTGAAACACATACATTAACCACCGCACAACTACCAGCACACAGTCATGGTACAGTAGTTACTGGCGTTAGTTCAAGCGGTGGTACTCTCTTTGGCGATGGTAGCCGACTTGGAGTGACAAGTATAAGTGTATCTTCAGGAGCTACAAGCACAGGTTCTGGTTCAGCACACAACAACGTACAGCCAACAATCATCCTCAACTATATTATT